TGCCGCTTTAATTACTGTCCACATTTCCTCGTCAGTGTACCAATGTCCTTTTTCTGCTAACTCTTTTGGTATATCAATTATTAACTTCATTAGCTCTCACCCCTTTCGATAAAACAATATAAACTCCCGTTTTCTCGTCTGTTGTGTGAATGTCTATTTGTCGCAATTCATCACTTCTAATGTCCCTTAAATCGCCTAAATAAGCGGTTTCATCTTTGAATGGGTACACCGTCCTCATTTCTTCAACTGTTTCCTTGAATTGTTTTATTGTCATTCCTCTTGTGTTTGTCATTCCTTATCCTCACTTTCCTGTGGCTCAAACAAGTAACAATACCCGTCCTCGCTTGTCTTGCACCCATCACCCCACTTATTACAGATTTCGTGTGCTACTATAAGCGGTATTCCGTCAACCTTTGCCACACTATCGTATTCAAAGTATTTGCAGTTCTTGCACACCCCCGACTTCTGCGTGACGGAAGGTAACTCATCACGGATAATCTGCTCCATAGCAACTTTATCAATGCTTGTAGTATGCTTACCTCTACAATTCCACATTCTTTTGAGTATTCGGCTTATCGCATCTTCGCAAGGCTGTTGTTCATAATCTTCCATTGCGCTCTCATAACCTTCTTTGTATGCGTTAAGTATGGATATTGCCGCTCTTTCTTCTCTTGTCATACTCTCTCTCCTTTATATGTGAAAAGGCCGCCCGGTTGCTGATACATGGCCAATGTAGTTGATTTCGTAATCTAATAATCTGTTAATAGTTACGTGGACGGCCTTAACACTCTCTCATTCTTTATCCTCTACTTCCTCCACGATTCTCTCTATTCGGTCATAAGCCACAATCTTAGCTTGGTCTTGGAGATACTGGCTTGATTCCTCGCAGATGTTTTTGCAAGACTCTACTATGATTTCAATCCTCCGAAGCATTGATTTTCTCTTTTCGTCTGTCATTCCCTTCTCTCCTTTTCTTTTCTTCTTCAATTAGTCTTGCCAACTGATCCCTCTCCTCGTTAGTTGCATAAGTGACTCGCATTAGGAGGTACATTTCATCTATGGTCTGTAGCTTAATCTTCCTCTCCCTCTCCGTCATAGTCTTCCTCCTCTGCATATCTTTCAAAGTCATCAATGTACTCTCGTTCTTCCCGGTTCATTCGTTTGCACTCTTGCTCAAACTCCCAATCGGATAAAGCTCCGACCTTATGGTCGCTAAATATGCTCATTTCTTCTCCTTTCCCCACGTTGTGGCAATGTCTATTAGTTCCTTGTCATCTGATGTATGGGCATCAAGGATGATCCCCTCTCCCAAACTCGTTTGTATCCGGCTATACCTGATCTTCGATGGATGAGCAGCCACGATAACCCATTGTGCGTACATCTTGACTCCGTCTTCTCTTACCCAATACATATCCGTCAAACCTATCGCCTTATCAGAACGCTCAACCACCTTAGTCATGTCGAGGTTATACCAGGTCTCCTTATGTCCCTCAAACTGAATCGTCCCCATCTTCGCCGTCAGAACGAGCGCTAACATTATCGGTATTAGTCTTTTCATCTTCTCCCCCTTCTGGAAAATGTATCTTGGTCACGGCTATCGGAAACTCCTCTATCTCCGATGCCCATATCGGTTCTATGCCATGTCTCTGCGACACAAGGGGAAATCCCCCTATGCCGTCAAAGAGACTTGCCATTGTCGGATGCTCTACTCCGTCCTCTTTCAGAATCTTTGCGATCCGTCCAATCATCCATGACCAAAATGGTAATGCTATGCTATTTCCTAATGCCTTATACCTTGGGGAGTCCGCCTCCTTATGCTTTTTCCCCTTGCTATCAACCCATTCTCCTATATCCGTCCATCCGTCAGGATATCCCTGGAGCCGTTCGCATTCCGTGGGAGTTAACCTCCTCACAACGGTTTTTAGTTCGTCCATCTCGTCCTCCTCTACTATCAATGTCGGTGTCCTTGTCTCCGAGTTATCAAAGATATTAAGAGTGTCATTTATCTCTGTCTCTTCCCATCTCTGTACCCCCCCCCCCTATGTGTTGGGTGTCCCTGTTTCCTGAATGATGAGCTTACCCTCTTCGACATATTGACTTCCGACTCCCTTGTAATCTCTTGCACATAAAGCTCCTACTGTCCGGCTAGTACCCCCCCCGGTCCCCTATTTACAAGGGTTGGGGCGAGTTCCTCTTCCACCGAGAAATCAAACTTGGCATTCTGTCCTTGGTTAAAACTTGCCCGATCTAGTCCGTAACATACCTTTGGGGAGTTATCTCCTCCTCCGTTTGTCCTTAATGCTCCCATGACCTCTTCATCTGCGGTTTGATTGTAACTATCAAGTCCATACGTTACGCACGGCACATGATCCGAATCTGTGGCACTACTCGTTATAGCCTTGGAGAGTTCCTCCGTTGCCGATTGGTTGTATCCATCTACTCCATAACACGCAACGGATGCCATGTTATCTCCAGAGGTTGCCCTTAATGTTGGGGATTTTTCCTCCCAATATCTGCTCTCGACATTCATTCTCTTGGCCGCTCCCGGCTCTATTCCGTATGCCACTACTTGAGGGTCTTTATAGTCTCTTGCTTTGAGAGTTTGGACTTTATCTTCCTCTGTCGTACAATGGAATACTTCCATGCTTCTCACAATCGGCACGTTGTTTTCGCCTGTTCCTGCTCTTGATGTGATGGTAGGAGATTGTTCCACAAACTCGTCTACTCCTCGTCTCCTCTCGTTATCCATCCCATAGCAGACGGCTTGTGGCTGCTTATAATCCCTTGCCGATAACGTGTTGCCCATATCCTCGTTGACATAGGTCTGCCCCATCTTCTCATCAATTGTCAGGACGCTTTGGTTTGTTGCCGTCCTTAGGGATGCCGTCTTCTCGTTCTGTATTAGTATTCCCTTGCCCCCCCCCTGGGCATCCTGCACGTTCTTGGAAACTAATGACGTTGAATCCGTCTTGGGTGTTTCCGACTGGGGTTTCAAGTCTTGACACGAGGGTTGGCATGACATCGTCTCCAAAGACATTGCTTGCCTCTTTAATGCCATTTCCAATTGGATCGGAAGATTTTTCCCTCTCTTGTTTGCTCGGTTCAATATCCCCTGACAAGCCCTCGCGCTCAAACAATATTTCGGGTGCGGATTCTCCACCAAAATCTCCGATAACCGAGATACGACGGCGTCTTTGGGGGACTCCCCAAAACTGTGAATCATGTACACGCCAAGCAACTGACCACCCGTCTCCCATGATGCATCCGCTATTTGACCACTTTCCTTTTTCAGGCAAAGGTACTGTGGCGGTTTTATCCGCAATTCTGCAAAATTCTTCAAGGACACATCTGAAGTCCTCTCCTTTGTTTGAACTGAATGCTCCTGGGACGTTTTCCCAGATGAGATATCTTGGTTTAATATCTCGAACATTGAAATCTGCCCCTCGCAAACGTAATTGTCTAATACACTCATCCCTCTGCTCCTTTACTATCCTTACCTGTTCCATGAAGAGTCCTGATCTTTCGCCATCAAGACCGGCTCTTTTACCAGCCACCGATAAGTCCTGGCATGGCGACCCTCCACAGATTATGTCGACTATAGGAACTTCCGCTCCGTTTATCTTTGTGATATCTCCTAAATGCTTCATTTTTCACTCCAATCGATCTTCTGCCCACAGACCGGGCAATAGTCATACCAACTTTTGATGTCCGTGTCGCAATCCATCCAATAACACTTGTAGTAGTAGCCACCTCCAAGTTCTATCTTTCTCGGGGGTCTCGGCTTTGCGTTTTCCAATGCCTTTTCCTGATCAATCATTTCTCACACCACTTCGGACTACACACCACATTGGGTTGGATCGTTTTCCAAGACTTGGTACATATCCGTCCCTTAGTGTTATTGGTGTTGATGTAACTCTTGCAGAACTCACATTTGTTACATTGATTCCTAGCCTCATAAACATCTTTCCAAGGTCTGTATCGAAGATTGTGTCTAGAGATATATGCGTAAATCCCTTGCTCAAAGAACAAGTCTCCTGTCATCTCGGTAAGTTCGTCTGCCATCTGCGACACCGGGATGCCTTGTGCGCACCACTCAGCTATGAGATCGTGATAAACTGAATATCTTGACTTCCTTTTTCTCATGTATTTATACTCACCTCTTTCATCAAGGCATCGTAGTCATATGTCCTTTCGTTAAAGTTATGGACTTTCTTGTTCTCGGCGGGTTTTGGCTGCGGAGGGTTATGCTTTTCCCAAGAGACCATCTTCTGTTTCCAGTTCCTAACCGGGTTGCCTTTTGAATCTATCCACTTACCCTCCGTGAAGTAATCAAAGAAGAATTTAGGATCAACCTTACCTCCTCTTTCCTTGGCATATGCCTCTACTTCTTCAAAGGTTGGTGGAGTGAACTTCTTATTATCTTTTTTATCCTTACCTAACCTATCCTTACCTATACTGGGTATACCGTTTGCCGTAATTTGGTTGGCATCTGGTAGACACTCGGTTGGCACTTGGTTGGCAAGTGGTATACCAACTCTGTTTTTCTCGGTGTATGATCCCTTTTCATCTATCGTTAAGGTCGATAGCTCCTCTATATAAGTTGTGCTTTTGTGCCTATCGTCCCGAAGATAGTTATTCATACGCCAATGCTTAATGACTATTACTCCGCTCTCAAACGCAAGTATGTATCTCTTACTTAAAAGAACATTCATGTCATCTAGTGAAGCTCCGCACTGGCGCATTATTGATTTGGGATTTCCTACAAATCCGTCATCGTCCGCCAACATCCCTAGCGTGAAATAAAGGCACCGACTCGAAAGTGGCATATCTAGGAATGCATCGGAGAGTACTATTGATTTTGCAAACATTCTCCTCTCTGCCATTTAGACCTCCATTCTGTATTGAGCTACCATGCAAGTGTCTCCGTATCTATTCTTGACCGGGATCATTGTCATCTTGATGTCGTTGCCCTCTTCCCGGAGATCGAATATCCTTGCGGAAAGCCTCATGCATCCGTACTTCTCATAGGCATATGCCTGTGTTATCTTTCTGCCCCTCTTAAGGTCTCTTAAAATCATTTCGCAATGTGATTTGTGTCTCATGGTTTCCCCTTTCCTCAATTTCAATCTCGATGTATGGCTCGTCCTCTATCCAATGGAATTCCGTTGTGAAATTCTCAATCCAGTCAGGATTGTCATTCTCCAAGGTGCCGCATTGTTGCATGGCGTCCTCGAAGAACTTGGCACAGAGGCTAAATATGTTCGATACATCCCTTCGTTTACCTTTTTTGTGTTCAAAGAACTTGTAATGAAGTACCACTGGAGGATTCTTTACTTTCCACCCCTTCAAACACCTTCTAATAGCCGATATGCAGACCTTTTCGTAATCAGACTTGAATCGTCCACCGGCTTTCGGATTCTTGCCTATTTCGGCTAAATAATCGTTTAGAGATGGCAATGTGCGTTCTCCGTAGTACTTTCCCCTTATCGTGACTTTAGGCTTTCGTTCTTTAATCATCGTTTTCCTCCTCTCGGAGATAGTAGTTAAGTTCTACTTGCCTTGTACCAATGAGGTTTTCATCTCGTACCTTAATTGCTTCCGCCATAGTTCTTTTTGTTCCGACTCTCCGACCATTAATCTGAATGTTGTACCAACCATCTTTATCAAGATGGATGCCAAACTCTCCTGTGTTCGATGTGATTACTTTGTTCATTTGATTTTCAGAGTTTGTTACAATCCGCAAGTTGGATTTTCTGTTGTCTAATTTGTCGTGATTTATATGGTCAACAAAACTACCTGTGGGGCATCCGATTATCACTCGGTGTAATCGAGTGTTACGCATGGTAACGGCATATCCGTTACTGTTTATTCCCACCCTTGACGGAAAGAACTTATGTAAATCTTCTTTGTCAATGACTACCTCTTGATCCTTAACCTTGATGTATAAAGTGTTCCCCACTTCTCTCATCTCGTTAAAGTTTTCAGGTGTTGGTCTTCTCAATACTCCGCCTCCTTTCCCCCGCCTAAAAAGGCGGGATCAATGGCTTTTGGTAAGTGTTGTGATACATTTTCCAAGCAAGTTGATGGTTTCTTTCGGCTTGTTGCCGGGTGTCTCAACCCATAGTTAAGGTATAGCTTTACCTTTGTGCGAAAAAAATTTACATATATGAGACTCCGTATCTCTTTCGAAAACTCTCCCTTGCCTCGTCAGGCGTTAGTCCTTGGGCGCACATATTACGCTCATAGAAAAGTTGTCCTGCTATATGACTCATCACTTGCATCGCCTTGCCGTTATGCATCTCTTCATGATGATCCCTACACAATGGCATTGTTAATGCATCGGCATCGGCAATTTTCCTTTTTGAGTTTCCAAATACGAGATGATGGACGTCTGTTTTAGGTTTACCGCATATCAAACAGTAATCTTCGTATTTCGTTATCATAAGCACCTCACATCATGATCAGGTCTTTGTAGTTGATAGGCTCGGTCAAGACCTCTGTAGCCATACAATAGTGGCAATCAGGCTTGTTGCACCTTATGGGGTCTATCTCTCCTTTCCATACCTCAACAACCGATCCGTTCTCCAAACTGTTCCTTATCTCTGTCCATGCATCAAACAGACTCACGTCATCGATGTGGACTAGCTTAATCTCTGGATACTCCGACTTGGAAACGGCTGCTATAAAGCACGGTAACGACTCATCAAACAATGTCTTCACGGCTTCTCTGTAGAATGCCAACTGATAGACGTATCCGTAATATGAGATGAAGTCAACGTGTCCGAAGTCGGGAATGTAGAACTGTTTGTGCATCTCCCTCGTTGTCTTGAGGTCTACCAAGGCTTTGCCTCTTACCAAACTATCTATCTTGCACTTGAACGGCACTCCGCAGATCATACATACAAGGATCGCTTGGTGTTCCCCGGACACGGAGTCCATGAAGAGTTCATCTTGCTTACATCTCTCAATCATGATGTCTCCGATAGCGAACTTCTTTTGCAACTTGCCCTTATCGGCGCCGGTCTTTAAGAACATTTCGGGATGGTCTGCCTTGTATTGCTCAAGTTCTCCCTCTCCTCCGACTAGAGCCGCATCAACATATCCTCCTAAAAGGAATGCATCGCTCGTCCTGTCCTCAACAAACTCTCCGTTTAGTTCTGCCAATGCCCTTGCTTCACACGCAGGAATTCCAAGTGTTCCGTGAAACGATGCCCATGTATGGAAGCTCATGTAGGCTTTGTCCATTTCCGTGGAATGGTAGTTCTCTTCCGTTATCTGTGGGAGTTCGCCTTTATTTATTAATGCCTTAATTTCTTCTGTCTCGTATATCATTTGAATACTCCCTTCGCCTCTGCCTCCAAGTCTTCTGGTATCTCAACCACCTCTGCATCCACAACTTCCTTAAACGGATTTACAACCGGCTCTGAATCATCAGGCTTGTTATCGATATAATCAAGTGTGCCGTCATCCCTTTCAATTGCCATGTCATGGGTATATGCTTGTTCAAGTTCCACGGTCAGAAGTCCATACTTACCAAGCAACTGGCGGAGCATGGTCTTCTTTGCCATGTCTTCGAACTTGGTTGTCCAAAACGAGTAGGATGTATGCTTGTTGAGGTCGTTCCTATATCCCTTTGAGTATCTCTTTGCGTATTCGAGCATATCCTCATGGGACATATACATCTCTTTTACAAATCCATTGACCATCTCGAGCTTGGCATAGTATCCGATGATGGGGATCAGATAATGTCCCTTATCATCCTTTGCCGTCCGCTTTTCAAACTCGATGGGAGTTATCTCGTACTTATCATCGAATGGGTTGTATCCGTTTATCTCGCCCTTTCTTACATCCGTTGCTATTAGTTTGCGGAAGTTATTTGAGCGGAGCGCCAATTGGACGTACCCTTTCCATCCCATCTGGAACACGGCTTCCTTGACATATTCTGTTTTTCCATTTACCTGATGCTTGTTATCAAATGGTACTAGGTATGCATACCCAAGTTGTGGGGTAAGCGGTAAGTTGATTGACTTACTCAAAAGAGCAGCCGAAAAAATAGATTTGTTGGTACACTCTGCGAGTGTGTTGTTATTCTGTACACAAGCGACTACGTCCGAAACGAACGAGTCCACATGGTCTTTACCAAGAACATTTACTATCGACTCCCTTACTTCCGGGGTTGACAGATATGACGTTATGCTCTTGTTCTTTACTGCGATTTCGTTAGCCATTTTCTTCTCCTCATTATCTGCTATGCCATTCCCTATACTTCCGATATCTGATAACAGATTGGAATTTGTGTTTGTCGTATTCGGATGGCGCTTTCGCTTGGCTTATCATCTCTTTGTATTCATTCCACTCCGCACGAGCATCTTGATATCTTTCGCAATGGTCGTGACAAGCCTCATGTCTTTCCTTACAGTCCTTGCAGGTATTAAGTATCCTATCTCTCCCCATAGAACTGCTCCTCTGTCACTACTGTCTTCTGATCGCTAAACCATTCTTCCGCACATTCAGTACAGTAATGCTCTCCCTCGATGTCCCAATAGAAATCGCCCGGATAAAGGCTTTCTCCGCAACACGTACACTTAAAAGCACTCTCACGAGGTTCGGGCGGAGATGTTTTCCAATCGTCATATGCCTTGCTCGTCAGCCAGTCACTCATCTTTGCCTCCTTTCTCTACAGATATTAGCTCGTCTGCGGTGTAGGCGTTGTCAAGATACGTGCCATTGTTAGGCTCTTTGAGTTTGTAGTAGATAGTTCCGTTTCTGAAGATCAGGCTATTTATCTCGTACTTGATGTAAACCTCATCGCCTTTTTCATAGATGTTTATTTCTTTCATTCTTCTCCCCTTCCTTTTCCATGTACTCAAGAATCTTTACAAATGCTTTTCTATGGTGCTTAATGAATGTCTTGGTTGCCACATATACTTCCTCTTCATCGAATGCGGTTAATATCCGTTCAAGTTCAGATATATGGCATTGTTCTTTGTCGGTGTCGATGTAGTCTCCTTTGATGATTCCTGCCAAAATGGCATTTTGTAGTTCTGTTACAAGTCTGAAATTGATGAATGATCCGTCTATCTTGGTGGTCATTTCTCGTAACCCCACAAGCAGAGACCAATTCCGACCGCCAGTGCCACCGCACATAACCAAAAACAACCGTGACTACTTGTTGAAATTTCTGCGAGACCTGCACCTCCATAGACCATAAGCAGCACCCCCACAATAAATGCCTTATCTTTTCTCCCCATCACTTCATCCTCCTATGATTTGTCTCAACTCCTTGTCATCGGGTTCGAACTCCTTTACGAGGAATACGAAATCTTTGAAATCGAAACTAGATTCTTTTAGTTTCCTCCCGAGCGCCTGCCTTGATATGCCCCTTCTGTCTGCAAGTGTCTCTTGGGAAATCTTTCTGACTCGCATCTCTCCGTATGCCCATCTCGATAGCCGGACACACGCCCGATCCCATTCCGATAAATAAACTTTTGGCATTTTCTCTCCTCCTCTGTAAATTTATACATTTACATCTTTAGGAAAAAAAATAGCATTCTTTTCCTCATCGGTTAACCCCATAAGGGTAGCCATAACAAACACTTCTGATAGTCGAAACCTCGTCTTGCCCTTACATTTATTACAGAATGATTGCCTGGATATCCCCATTTCTTCACAGAATCTACTGGACATGATCCCGGCTTTTTTTCTTGCAAGGGAAAGTTTTTCGACATCAATATTTTGTGTCTTTACCATCAAACCTATCCTCCTTTCGTCAATATGTTGTGTTAAGGTATCGATTTACGTTTCCAAGGATATCAAACTTCATAACATTTGTCAAGAGATAAATTTACTTTTATATTTAGTTGTGATAAAATGTCCATATGGAGGGCGTTTGCTATGACAGTAGGACAACGAATTCGTGACAGAAGGAAGGAACTGGGGATGTCCCAGGAGGAACTTGGGAAACAGCTCGGAGGAATATCGAGAGCAGCCGTGTGCAATGTCGAAAAAGATAAAGAAGATATGACATTGGACAGAGTGCGTAAGTATGCCGAGGCATTACACTGTTCCCCCGGTTATCTTGTGGGATGGGTAAATCGTGCAGATGATCGTGCTATTAAGATGTATGAGAGTTATCTTGAGCAGCCGAAAGAAGTTCAGGATGCGATTGAGTCTCTGTTGAGAGCTCCTCACAAGAAGTCCTGATCTCCTCACTTGCATTTTCCCAGAGTTCGATGAATTCTTCAAAAGATAACATAACTGGCTCCTTTCTTGATAATAAAAGTTTAACAATTGATGTGTCCGATAAAAAGTCCCGTCAATGAAAAGGCGGTTTTATTTGTAAAACGGGGGATAAAGGTATGAAAAACCTTAAAGATATCATAATTGATCTTCGTGAGATTTATCAAAACGATAAAGAAAAGTATTCGTACGGCAATCTGCTGAAACAGATGGAAGAAAACGGAGACTTTCTGTCTAAATCAACGCTATCAAGACTCTTCGGGAATGATTGGGAGAAGTACTCGTTCGATTACCAAAACACCATCCTTCCGATTACCAGGGTTATGCTCGGTCTTGACGAGGATGATGACGAAAATGATTGGAGTACGGAGACAACCAAACTTGCTTTGAAGTTCAAACTTGAAAGTGAAACTGCATCTAAACGAGAGAAAGAAAAGTATCATGAACGATTGGCGGAAGAGACGGCTAAATATCAGAAGAGTCTCGATTTTGCTATGCGTCAGATCGAGTTAAAGGATAAGCGCATAGATCAGTTGATGGATGCAAATGACAGATTATCCATCACAAACGACCGCCTTATTAACCAGTTAATGGACTGTCCTTTAAAAAAAGACTGCGATGAAGGTTGAAAAGCGAACGAACGGATCATATCGAATCCGTAAGATGGTCGACGGAAAGATGCAGACATTCCATTTTGACCATTATCCAACAGATCGGGACATATATAAGGCTCTAGAACATATCATATGGGCGAAAGAGCGGGACAAGTGTACGATGGAAACGTACATCAACAAGTACATTGATAGTAAACGCAATGTCCTGTCCCCTTCTTCCATCATTACATATGAGCGTTTTTTGAATGTCATATCAGACAAGTTTCTTCAGATTCCGTTGTTTGAGGTAACTCAATACGACGTTCAGGAAGAGATTAATCGCTATGCCAAGAAACACGCACCCAAGTCGGTTAAATCCTTACATGGGTTCATAGCATCCGTAATCGGCTTTTTTAGACCCGAATTAACTTTAAGGACAACTTTACCACAGAAAATAGAAAAAGAGAAATATACCCCCACAGAGGACGATATCAAGGCTATCATTGAACATTCTCGTGGAACAGAAGACTATATTGCTTTCAGACTCGGAACTATGGGTTTGAGACGATCCGAAGTGGTAGCTCTCGAAATGAGCGATTTGTCCGGCAATGAACTTCACATCCACGCCAACATGGTCTACAACAAGAAATGGATAAGAAAAGAATCTCCCAAGACCGATGCGGGTAATCGTATTATCTATCTTCCCGACGACCTTGTCAAGGATATAAATGATCAGGGATACTTCTTCAAGTATTCTCCGAATAAATTGTCGGAACATCTGCACAGACATCAGAAAGAACTAGGTATACCGCAATTCAGATTCCATGATTTACGGCATTTCTTTGCGTCATACGCATCAAACCTCATGAGCGAGTCCGATGCAATGGCTCTCGGCGGCTGGAAATCCTCGTATGTTTTCGAGCGTATTTACCGGGAGTCACTTCAAAAGCAACGGAAAGAGTCAGCAGAATTATTCAATCAGAAATTATTTACGGACAAAACCGAGTCATAAATTTGTCCATCAGAAAATCAAAATGGTCATGTCTGTCCAATGGACAAAAATGGACAAAAATGGACAAATATGGACAAATGGGGTGCAAAAAAGTGCGACAAACCGCATAAATACGTTGCATAATTTTTGTCCATCGGGCAATAAAAAAATGCCAGAAATCGTTGATTTCTAGGCATTTCTTGGAGTAGCGAGGAAGAGACTTGAACTCTCTAGCATGATGCTATAACTATCCATTTTCCTGCATCTTCTTCATCCTTATGGACAAATGTGGACAAATCGTTTTTACAAACCGCCGTTTTATCAGCTTTTTCCCTCTCAAAACTTCCGTGACCTGACAACGCTAGCAGCACTTCTATATATTGAACTTTATCTTTTTCTGTCATAGGCGTATCTCCTTTCTGACACAATCGTATCATAGAGAAAACGTCATTTATAGTTCTATATGTGATACTTGGAGTACTATTTATCGAACAAAAAGGGCGCATCCGTAGACACGCCCCTGTGAGTCATGATTCCTTATACATATTCTGAAGTGTCTTGACCTCTAATGCGTTTTCAATCTGACGCTTATGAAGATAATCATAAACCGCCATCATGTCCGCCGGTGGTTCTCCCGTCGTCTCCCGGTACTTCCTTATTATCGTCGTCACCTCGTTGTGTAGAAGGTTCATATGTTCCATTTCCTGCGTAGATAGAGTGTATAAAGTTCTTGAAAGTTCGGGATATTCGTCCTTGTATTCCAGTGACATATCCGCATAACTTTTTGCGTCCTTTATCTCCTCCTCTATCTTCTCGGACAGTATCTTGATTACTTTCATGGCTCTTACCTCAAACCGGGGTATACGTCCCAAGCTGCGACAGAAGATACTGTGACTGTGCGTTTACGATGTTGTTTGTCTGACTTGTAAGTAACGCAGTCTGTGCATCCTGAAGTCTGTTCTCAAGCATCTGTGTCTTAATCTCGCAGCAGCACTTGTCCATACGATATCCAAGGTCGGCAATGTTCTGATTTACGGATGCAAATCCCATTGCGATTGCCTGGTTCGTTGTGTTGAATCCCTGAATGGCATTGATGAGGTTACTATTATTCTGATTCATCATTGCCATGTTCTGTCCCGAAATCAACTGTGCAGTTTCGTAGTTGTTGTTTGCAGAAGAGAGCAGGATGTTTTGAGCATTCTGTGCGGCGAATGCAGAGTTAATGTCCGCTACCGTTGCCGCATTACTGCCACCACCCATGCCATTGCCCCATCCGAAGATAACGGCGATGATCAAAAAGGCGAAAATCCAGCCTCCACTAAATGTTGAGTCTCCCATAGTTTGTCTCCTTTCTTCGTTATTTAGGTATATTTGAATTTGCAAATTCCTGTATCTTTCCGGCTAGTTGGTTCATGTCGATATTGTTCTTTTCGCATAGAGCCTTTGCCGTCCCCTCTAAATTATCAAGATCGAGTCCTTGTAATTGAGGATTTGTATTAGCCAAATTCTTTAGGAATGCACTAGGACTCTCTCCTCTCATCATCGCTCCTAGCGCCGACATCATCATGGAATTGTTGCCCATCAAACTCATTAACGGATTCATAGTGTCCTCCTTTACTCATTCTCATAAAAGCACTCACCCTCGCCTATTGTTTCCAGTACAACATTTAGGATCGTCAGTATATGGACAAGTGGAATTTCATGTACTTCTGGGTTCTGTATGACTTTTTCATAGAGTTTCTTTATATCCATGATTAAATTATGGCAACAAAAAAAGACGCCTAACAGTTACGTTAAGCGTCTAATAAGTGCTGGATTCGTGCTATCTTTGAGTTGACCTCTCGGCTAATCTTCTTTATGCCGTCATATGTAAACCCCTTCAATTCTGCAATCTGCTCTAGCGGTATACCCTTACTCCGCATCTCGAACACATCAATCTCATCATTTACAAAGTTACATTGATCTCGAAACAGTTTCAGTTCCGGCTCCGTGAACCTCTTGATAACCATTCGTACCCCTATCTCTTCTCCCCGGCTTGATTCTATCATCAAGTTTTTCCGAGGAGAAGTTCTATCCATCAAACAGGGGTACTATTCATCGAACACTAATGTTTTCCCCAAGTGCCGTCTTTCTTTAAGTAAGGAACTTTCTTGCCGTTAGGGGCAAATATATTCCACGTTTTTAAGGCTTCGGATTCATCTGTGTAGTGCATACGATTAAAGTAGTCGATCAGTTCATCTTGCTTTATTCCCTGATTTCCGTCCGTATCAATTTCCTTATACTGTTTTGCAAAGGCATCCACGGTTAGATCGGGAACACTATTTTTTGCCTTGTAATACGTTTCTGTCGGACCGGGTTTTGTAAGACCTAGATTTGACAACTGGGTTGCCTCATCTATCTTTTGCTCCGCAGCTTGTGTATTCCCAGCATCCATATCCGCCTTGATCATTTTGGCTGCATTTGAAGAAGCAGAAAGACCCGTCGCACTCTTTATAGCCTCGTTTTGAGCAGCCTTGGCATCCTTTTCTGCCTTTTGGAACACCCCATCAACAAGATATTTAGCCACATCATCGGGGTTGCCTTTTCTAGCGATTTCTTTCAGTTCCTTGTCACTATCAGTTACATGGCCAAACATATCCTCTTTTGTGAGAGAGTTTGAAAGTTTGTAAGCCTTTTCAAGCACTTTGGCTTTATCATCATCAGAAAGATTCTTGTACTCGGGGTTTTTCATTATGCTTTCCGCATATGAATATGACCTCTGTCCCATAGTCTTCTGATATTCGCTATGCTGCTTATTGGTAAGTGTGATGTTTCCATCGTTACCCAAATCGAGACTTCTAGGCGCATATAACGGGAATACCGCATTATTGCCTGTAGCATCGAATATTCTCTGAATCTCGGCATCCAATGGAGTTTCGTTCTTATTTCCGAACTGTCCAGGGTTGACCATTTGTGCTAGGAATGCCTGTCCTGTGGAATCGCTTCTAGTTCTCTCGTTACCCCATGTATCATATGCTGCGGGAAGTGTCTTGCTAAGTCCAGGTACCTTTGCCATCGCAGACCGCACCTGGTTGCCTATTGTTCCAGTCAAGGTACTATCCTTTACATAAGTATCTCTCATGGTCGGATCGATAGTCCTTGCCGTTGCCCCGAGAATTGACGGGATAAACCTTTGAGGAAACTCAAGTATTTCGTTCGCTATATTTTCCGCCACACCTTCGTCAGAATACGGACTATCTCCAAGTAAATCGGATAAGGACTGCAACGGGGACGAGTTTATAATGGTGTTTGCAGTCTTTAAGCCACCCTTATATGTCGCATTTATGATGTCTAATATATCCGCATTCTCATTATCAGATGCCTTGACTGCCTCGTAAATCGTTTGACCAAGAACCAATGGTGTTGCTGCGGGTTGTGTCCAGTCATACGTTACATATTTGTCACCAATAAGTGGCACACCTTCAGGAACGTGAATAGCATTCTCTAAGAATCCCTGCTGTTTCTGCCATGCAGCCTCATCAGCATCTTTGGAATACGATCCGCTCAACAACCCTTTCTCCGCCAACTTATAACCAAGGTAAATCATGGCTGACCCGGTAAGGTTTTTGGATAATTCATCTATGACGGCATTTGCTTCCGCTCCCGATCTAATCTTACGGAACGTATTGATCAATCCAGCCGGACTATAATCAATAGCCCTCATGGTAAGGTTGGCAGGTGTCTTTACGAACGGAAGTGCAACCTCTCCGAACTTACCCGATTTCTGCTTGATTCCTTGCAATGCTTTTGTAAAGGCATTGTCATCTTTGAACGTAGCTTTTAACGCTTCCTGTGTCGCAATAGCAATAGCATCGTCAGGAACGTCCTCAATGTTGTTTATACCTTGTGCTTTCATGTAGGAAGCCAAGCGGTTTACAAAGTTCTTCTTAACAAATGGTGTATCGCCAAAGTCACCCATCAGCCAATATGTAAAGTTGGTCAATGTTTCCATCGTTGACTGATTTCCGTTTGCCCCCAACTTCTCATTGAGTTTCTGAATGCCACCATTAGTCGCATTATCAATCCACTTAGCTAAGAAATCATCGTTGAATATTTGTCTTTGCGATAAGATGTCAGATTTTACGCTATCCTTCATCTTGTTTTCGCCAAGAATGGAATCCTTACGCTGTTCCCATATTTGTTTTGCTATGGATTTCTGCTCTTTCGTTCCACCAGTTACTGACTGTGTAACCTTTGCGTCAGGGTTAATCAAGTGAACGATGTTCTGCCCTACCGCCGAGACCCTATCAGCTGCCGAACGGATAGGAAGCGTAGCCATATTAGCAAGGATATTACGGCTCTGGGTACGAGGATTAAGGAGCATGGCGGTCTTACTTGCAGTAACCGCCTTATCCCACCAGTTAGCCGGGATTTGTTTGGAGAACTTAGCATTTAACTGATCAATAACATTGTTAAGTCCTTCACTATCACCTTTTTGAACGCTATTAATGAGGTTAATATCATCCTCTGACAGTTCAAGGTTGTTCCACTTACCCTTATATTTCTTCTTGCCCCATTCGTTCAGTTTCTCAAGGTCACGCATATATGAACGCATGGCAGCCATAGGATCGTTCTGCAACATGGCTAACTTAGCCGCCTGTGTGAACTGACCCATCCTGGTAAGCTCTGCACTCACGTTCTGCAATACGTCTGTCGCAGCGTCATAATTTCCGTTATCAACATATGCCTTTGCCAACTTATAACTAAGGAGTGCCGACGCGGGATCATGCGCTTCTACCGCCCTATCAAGGTTGGAGCGTGTCTGAATAAGGTCATTAGGATCAAACAGGTCATTTGCCCTTGCTTCTGTATCTACGTTATGAACAACCTTGTAATAGTCCTCAGATAATGTATTCCTTATCTCATCGGGCAGAGTTTCATCATTAGAACCACGCTTTGAGAATGAGCGCACTCTATCCCCATCGTTGGGCGGAACATCGCCATTGACATTTCCGCCAGTAGGGGGTACATTAGTAGTAGAGTCAAGCGACTGACCGGATTCGGACGTAAGGTTCAGGGATGGGTCATACCCGTTATTGAGCGCAGTCGGACTCTTATACATATCATTGATTTGAATATCTCCTTTTGTTTTATTCCCATTTTTTACCGCAAATACAGTATAAATATATCCATCTATTCTTTTCTGTACTTTGAACTGTCTCTGGCCTATCGAATTATCATCAACCCAATAGCACATATCGGGCTTATTAAACGCTTCTAAGGCTGACTCGATATCATCGGGAGTAATAGGAATTTCACCATTCTTTGCACCCTTTGAGTTTTCCCCATGCTTTTCGATCATATGTAATATATGAGACTCGTCTATAAGGATATGATTTCCAGTAAAATCTTCACCCAAAGAACGATTCAAGTCTTCCCCTAGTTCACTAGAAACTTTTCCAAAATAAAAACTATCATTTGTGGGTTTAGACGGATTCTCTAATATGTTGTCAATGAATTGCCTGTAATTTGTCCCGTCATTTATTATAGTATTTTTCCCACTTTTCTGATAAATTGATTTATGTTCTTCTGCCGGTATCGAGTCAACGCCCTTTGATACTTGATAAGAAGGCGGTACAAACCCATCGGGTTCTACAATTTCTCCGTTTCTTATAGCATCAGCCACTTCACTTGCCTTGGGCGTGTTTGTAGCTTCTAGTTCAGGCACTTTCCCCGTATCACTAGCAGAATCCCACCCAAACTCATCAGGTACTAAACCAAGCTTTTGATTCTTTTCCACATAGTTATGTATGAGTTCGGGTACTTTAGGAAGAACTGTTTTTCCAGTCTGCATAGCAGAACCCATAGTAAAACCAAGTGCGCCTGAACCGGCTAATTGACCGAGATAGTCCCAAACCACTCCGCCAAGTGCATCCGAATCACTCTGACCACTTGCTTTCCTATCTTCAAATGATTTGGCAAGTTCCGCATTTCCACCGTTAATGATAGCGTCAAGAGCAGATTGTACTAAATCCTGGATTACGTTTTCTTTCGCTTCTCCTAAACCGGCCTTTGCAGTGTTTTTTAAGAATTGCTTTATGCCTGTCTTCTTTATGCTATCTACCGCAAGTTTTTCCGCATTTCCAAGTCCAAGGGCTTCTGTTATGTAATCAGCGGCACCGGCAGCTGTGCCATAAATAGCGGACCTACGTGTGCCCGATCCTCTTTCGATAGCAGAAGATATAGCTTCATTAGCTGTGTTTCCTGCTAAGATTGCGGGAGCGCTACCGACTGCTGCGCCGGCCGCCATATCTCCTAAGCCCATAACCACGTCATAAGCAGTCTTTCCGCCGTTGGATTTGATGTTCTGTTTAACACCTTCCCTCGGGCTGTTCTTCGTTGTGGAAAACATATTAGAAAGGTATCTATCATCATTAGTCAACGTACCGACAAGGGCATTGTAACCACCCTCTACGCCGCTTCCTATTGTTCCAACAAATGATCCTAACGATCCGATAGCTTCATGTTCTTTGCCTAACTTCTCAAGCTGTTTTCCGTAGTTGGCTACTTCCTGCTTGTTAGAGTCTGAATGAAATGTAAGGGCCATATCATTCAGTTCTGCGGGAGTGAGATCATATCTGCGTGAAAGTGTGTTAATAAACTGATCTTTTGTATATCCGCCGGTTATTGCCTTTGCCCCCATTGTCTCGGCAAATTCAGGCATAATGGTTGCGTCTTGATCCCAATTATTGTAATTGACTTCCGCTAGTGTTTTGATATCATTCGCGAGCCTGCCATTCTTCATCAGTTTGTCGTATCTGTCACGCTTTACAACGTAACTATCGTCGTTCCTGAACTGATCTTCCTGTCCTAAAGGCTTGTATTCTATTCTTTCTGCATACTTGCGCCTAGCGTTATCCGTATCAACATAGTTCTTGCGGCTAAAGCTGGACTCAAAATCATTAGTTGTATTCGTGGGTATGCTGACGCCTTTGAGTACGGGCAGTTCTTTAGCCTGTTGCGTCTGTTCCTGAGAAGTGTTGTACTGAGCTTTACGGCCCGTCTGCCTGCCGTAATTCCCTGCCTTTAATGCGTCAAGAGCGGGCTGGCTATAGCCAACGCCGCTCCTGTTTGTAAGAAGTTCATTATCGTATCTGCGTTTACGTGCCATTGATAAGTCCTTTATCTGTTAAGAAGGTTTAAGAGTGCCTGCATGTAGTACTGCGTCCGTTCGTTAGGTGTAAAGCTTGCACCAAAACTAGGATAGGAGTCGCTTGTTCCATAACCCAGTGTTCCGAGCGGAGTGTTTACTTCGTTGTAATATCCCTGATAGCCTTCGGGAAAATCACCACCGCCGTGTATTCCAAAACCAAACATAGGAGCGCCGCCTGTTGCTTGTGGACTAAAATAGTTTCCTCTTATCTGTGCGTCGCCTATTCCACCCCAAAATCCTGCTCCCTTATCGTTATTAAAGCTTCCACCATATACATTTGGAGTAACACCACCATAAACTGTATCGCCTTCATAACCATAGTCAATCTTGCCAAGTGGAGTGTTTATTTCTCTATCAAGCGTACCACGAGAAGGGCTACCGATATTATCAATGCCTATGCCATACCTTGTTTTAGCGGGGTTGTCATATGCTATATCCTTTGAAACAAAGCCGTATCTTTTATCGCCTTTGTCATTCCAAACAGATGTTGTACTCTCGCGGCCATCTTTATATCTGTTTACCTTTGCCATCTCATTACCTCCTCTGTGCGTAAAGTTTCGAAAGAATGTCTGCCAAATAGTTGCCTGACATTGTGGGATTAACAACTGTCATTCCAGGTGAATTAACGCCCGGTACGTTCTCACTGTTCATAAGCTCCTGAATAGCCTGATAGTTCGTTGTCAGTGCGGGATTAGCAGCCTGTTGAAGTGCTACCGCCTTGAACGTATTGTTTGCTTCCGTGGGATCGTATGAGAACGATGCGCCATTCTGTATAGCTGCTTTCAGAAGATCGAGATAGTTCTGATTATCTTTCTGAAGAAGCGTCTGATAATCGCCAAGAGCGGATATCTGATTATTCGCAAGAGCATTTTCAAGCGACATAGCCTGTTGAGCTTTCTGTAAATTAGCAGAAGCAACCGCCGAATTGTACGCTTGCATAGCCTGTGACAGGTTATCTGAATAGTTACCTTCAAGGTTAGCAAGGTTGTTATTCTGCGTGGTATTGATGTTGTTACGAGCGTTGCCATAGTTGTTCAGCATGTTCGCCATCGTGGTTTCTGTAGCACCACCCGTAAGTCCCTGAGCTGACATCTGCTGACCAAGGTTTCTCTGTGAAAGCATCTTGTTAATATATGCCTGTTTGAGAGAGTTTTCCGCATCATCCATGATGCTTGTCCTTGAACGATTGTACTGATTAGAAAGCTGGTTTCTCGTTTCGTTCAAGTTATCCGACAAAGAAGATAACTGACTATCGTATGCACTATTCAATGCACCCATGCCCCTATCATAAGCGTCCTGAGCTGCCTGACGCATTTGTCTAAGATATTCGTCATAACTGTTTCTCTGCCCCTGGTATGCGGCTAAAAGGGCATTATATGCGTTTGCCGTACTTGACGAACTTGCGGATGAAGAACCTCTGCTAGATGATCCTGATTTAGAACCGCCCGTGTTTGTGGGTGTCTGTTTATTTGTTGTAGTTGTTGTCAGATCATATCCCGAAGGATAATCCGAAAATCCCCTTGCCACAAGACTTCCGCCCGCCGTTACAGTTCCGTTGCTGATGTTGTTGTTTCCATACGATCCCGCCGGAACAGTTGTAGGCACATAACCTTTAACGACTTCATAATTTTTTACATTTGTTTTGTTACTAGGCTGCATCCTTATACCCCCTTATCAAACTGCCTTTCTGATTTCTGAGTCTATCTCGTAAACCTTCGCCCACGTCTTCGGCCCGATTATTCCATCTGCAACAAGTCCGTGTGCCATCTGCCACTGCTTGACCGCAAGCTCTGTATTCATGCCAAACTTGCTGTCTTCTTTGCCGCAGAAATAACCACTCTGATTAAGGTATCTCTGCCAATGCAAAACGTATTCGCCCCGGCTTCCCTTTTTCAAAAGCGGATAATACTCTTGCGCTGTAAGAACGTCCTGCTTCTGCACTACCTTTCCAAGTGCTTCCGCATCCCATTCGTACAATTTGTATTTATTTATAGTGGTCAAGAGTGTCGTTGCATATACGGGAGAAGTCGCATATCCGTCGGCTTGAACATAGTTGCAAGCCTTAATATAGTTCTTTTCCCCCCGCAAGTTCTTATACCGGGCAAGTCTATTAAATAGTCCCGAGTGGTCATTAACCGAGTCTTGCCAAGACGGGTACTTTCTAAAATCCGCCTGAACTCTTTGCTCAACGCCGTTGTAATATTCAGTCGTCCACATTCTCACGCTCTGTCCGTTAAAAAAACCTTTCATTCCGAAGAGATTATTTGCTTTCTGCGTGAGTCCCGAGTTGCCTATCTTGCTTTCAATAAGTGCCTGACTTGCTGTTAAAGATGCAAGTATTCCTGTTTCTCGCATATCCTTAATAGCCATAGGTCGCAATCGTTCAAAAAATGTATTTTCTGTATAGGCCATAGCTTACCCCTTAACCGCCTGTACTGCGCCTTCGACAATAGCGTTGATTTCCTTTTCGTTGATATCAAAGCCGAGTTCTTGCGCCTTTTTTGAAACCATGTTCACAGCATAGGCTTTTTTCTGCGCCCATTCTTCCGGCGTGTAAATCTTTTCTGCCGATCTTACGACTATCTCCGCAAACTCAACGATGGTAGCGTACTTGTCTTCGCCAACCTTGTTTTTCAGCCACGGGATAACGTATGCCGATATCAGGATCAGAATTACAGAAATAATAGCCTTTGTCAGTTCACTAATCATTGTCGGACTCATCATCAGTTCCCCCTTTGTGTTTATACTTTGCAACCTGGATAATGGCGGTTGCCAGGACTTCCGCTCCCCCGCCACTCATTACGCAAGTGATCAGCGTGTCATATTGCCAATCCTTAATGGTATAAATAACCACAGTCGCCGTTATGAAAAGAAATAAAAAAGATGCTAATATGATCAGCACCTTGTCGAGTGTGTTTAGTTTCTTCAACCTACTTTATGCTCCAAATCTTCAAGTCTGTGATTAGCCACTTTGATTTTCTCGTCCAGTAACTTGTCTGTTTCCTCTAAACGATAAGTCCGCTCTACGACATTGTTGTGCTTTTCCACCCGTTGAGATAAGGTTTCTATCTTCACATCAATGACGGCAATCTGTTGCTGGACTTTGGCATTAACATCGGATATATCGTCTTTTAATTCTGCGACTTTTTTCAGCACAAGCTCTTTATTCTCGTTCCTGTCTTTCTTTGCCGTAAAGTGCCATGTGCCTATCGCAACGGATAAAGTCACAAGCCCCGATATCAATGCTGTTATTATCTCTGTTGGCATATCATTTTCTCCATCAAAAAAGCACCCCCGAAAGAGTGCTTGTAATAAAAACTTCTGCGGTTAGGTTTCATTCAATAACAAAAAGCCGATAGAAAACTACCGACCTTTTGTTTGGCAAGTTTCAAGAGTTTTTCCTACTTCCCTACCCGCTTGAAGATTTCTTTCGAGGTTAAGGGGACTGTCCACCCCTACGAGTTTGTACTTATCCTTGCCACATTTGCTTAAGCACTATTATTATATCAAATGCTTTGCCGATAGTAAATACTTGTTAATCTTCTGCGGTATCGTATCGGTCGATAATCTCAAAACACCACTTCAATCCGTCATCAAAGTCCTTTGAGTTTAGTACACGACCGATAAGCAACTGATTTTCTATCTCTGCTTTTATCTGTTTAAGTACCGCATTGACTTCTTTTTGCGTTCTTATTTGTCCTCTGTATCTTGATGGTATCATTCCTTTACTCCTCTTACGGATATTATACCACATTATCACGAACTCAAAACGCAAAAAACTCAAAATCAAAACATCAAAACTCAAACAAAATGTCAGTTTGATTTTAAGTTTCAGTTAGTGCAAATCTTCTTGACAACCCATAGACAAAAGTTTGCGATACCGATTTTTATTGTTCTCCATATCATTGATAGCATTTTCATATAATACCTCGGTTTCAGTTAGCTCAATTCCATCTTTCGACTCGTCAAGCATAGTCCGTAATTTCTTTGCAAACTCGATATCATAATCATCGGGATTTCCGTCGCCACAATCAATGAAAATCATAATTTACCTCGTTTCAGTTAGTGCAAGGGTTATCCATAAGCCCAGTATTCAACCTCACTATAAATACTATATTTAAGTGTAACAGTATTTCCACTTATTGATAGTATATGCGCATAGTCCGAGCCTGAATATGGAATAGGGTCAAGCATGACCCTTGTCAACGAAGATGGCGCACATAACTGTTTGTCTGCCTTATATTCTTTGTTATATATGCAATACCAAAAGTCATTAGTAGGGTCGCTCGCATATTTGAAAAGTATATACATGATTTTAGGCTCAAATGGCAACGTTATCGGCGTATCTGCCGCAAGTGTCAAAGTATCATGCTGTACTTGTGCGCCGCCGCCCAAACTATCAAAATTAACTTCTAAGTTCATCGTCTATATTCTCCTTAATTAAACTAATAAGATACCCGACAATTACGCCCAAGAGAAACGCGCCGAACGCCGCATATCCGAAAATGTAACCTATATCTCCCATAATCTGCTCTTTCCGTTTAGTTAGTGCAAACCTACGCGTCTAAATCTATCCATGCAATATTTGTAAATGTTGCTCCTGTCGCTACGGGTTGCCATGAACATGATACTGTTGTCTTTGTTGCCCTACCTATAACCATTTGCAAAAGGGAATAGTAACCTTGATAGGGGTTTGTTGATAACTTTCCGCTATCATCAATAATATCTAACCCATCTATCGGATTAGTGATACCCGTTCCTTCATTAAGGTTACTAAAAGCAACGAGATATCTATGACCGATAACCGCGGTAAAACTATCCGTCTGTTGTGCTTTGCCCGTTATGGTATTAACCATGCCGCCCGTACCGACCGTAATCGGCATTTTCATTGTTGCGCCCATACTCTATCTCCTTAATTCTTTGCGGGGTGATTGATAACTTCGATATATCCCTCAACCACATCAAGATTAGAGTCCACGATTTTCACAACGCCGTCAACCGCACCCGTATCATTCCAAAGAGCCGCACACCAATTATGATAGTTATACTTCAAACCATCGAGGTTTTCGCTCTCGAACTTTACTGTAAATGCCCCATTAATGAACTGAATAACCGCATACTTTTCCATGATAAAATCTCCTTTCACTGTACCATTATTGTTATGTTTGTCTGCTTCTCTAAACTAGGAAACTTAACTGTGAGCCTATCTTCTGCCCGAACTATCTCGTATTCCCCGTTGTAATCATCAAAGAATACCGATACATTCCCACTAGGCACGCCATAGAATACCTTTTCCACTTCGCCGTAATATCCGACCTTGCTCTGCTCGTAAGGTGTTATCTGCGTTACCCTACTATTCACAGCGCTTATGCGTCTTGACAGAACATCATACGGACTATCGGGAAATTCCCCCGTTGCAAAACTCTGTGTCGGTATTATCTCCTCTGCAACCTTTGTGTATTCCTTGCATTTTTCATCTTCTCGATAGAGGTAAACATATTCCTTGCAATCCGCAATCACGTTGTCGTTATCATCGACTATCTCAAATCCGTTCGCTGTCGGGGTATCGCCGCTGATCCGTACCGCCGTGTTCCCCATCTGTGTTTGAAAGGTTGTGAACTTCTCTATCGGGTATTTCTGTTCGCCTATCTTGATATATAGCATGGTTGCTCCTTTCCTAATATCCTACCGCCACATAAGTGAAAGCGTCTGTATATGCGCTATTCCACTTGAATGTGAATGTGTTTCCGCTAATGTTTGTGACACCCAGCGCAACACCTACCGAATAGAACGGAACAGATTGCACGATGCCATTGTTGTCGATATATCCAAACGAGCCGACCGCACCCGAACTTGCTGTCTGATACGCAAACACCGCCTTGATGTCAGACAAATCGGAAACAGTTATTGTCGCATCGCCATTTATTGACGAGAATACAGCCGTTGCAGATTTTGTAACGCCGCCCCCACTTGCCAAACAGTTCATTTCTGTTGTTGCCATGATTTTCTCCTTTACGTTATTGCCGTTCCGTTAAATGTCTTTGTCCTATTGTGCTTTATCATCAGACCGACTTTAACGTTGTTCTGCTCTGCGGGAATAGGCGCACATAACTTCATTGCAAACGCGCCGCCGTTTACGCCACCAACTGTGACATTATCGTCAAATCTGTATGTAAGACACGCTATCGCTTTTTGTTTTCCCGACACAAGTTCGGATATCGGCTCTATGTCATAATCGTTATCACTTAATATGTTGTAAAGTGCGCTATGCCATATCCAACCTACTCTTGAGCCCGTTTCCCATGTTGCGTCATCTTCCCATGTGCCTATCGTGTCCGTTCCCGTAGATAATGCACCCGACAATATCTTAAACCCGTCAAGGTTGCTCCACTTACCTACACCAAATGCGGAAACAACATCGTCATTCGCTCCACCTTCGAGTAATGCCGCTTGTATTGCAGTATCTACATCGTCCTCGTCTACGCTCGAACTAGGTGTCGGCGTCATTGTGTGTCCACCCGTAGAAGGTGTTACCCACGTTCCATCGCCTTGAAGGACTTTCGTTGAGCCTACTCCGTCTTTTGCGATATATGCTAAATCCTTTAAGGCTGACTTATCTTCCTTGCCCGATATTGCCGTCGAAACGTCACTTGCCGTCTGATATCCGCTATCGTTCGTAAGGTCTGATACCTTTGTCGGAACTGTCGGCAGACTTGCTCTCGTTACGCTTATCTTTCCGTCTGTCTCCGATACAGAAGAAACGTACTGTCCCGATACCGCACTATCTGATACATCAAGTGCGCCTATCTGAGCATTTACATAAGTGTCAATACCGCCCGCCGTTTTAACTGTTCCCGACGAGTCGTAGTCAGCCATCAACATATCGCCCGTTGACGAACCGCCGCCTGCCGCACTTATCTGAATACCCTTATCGGGACTTGATAATGCCGTTATCGTGACATTTGATCCTGCGTTGATCTTGAACGTATCATTGTTGCCACTTGCAACAAACGTAGTTCCGGCAGAAACGATGTTCTTAAATGTATCAGAAGCAGAACCGCCACCGCCTATCGGGTTTCCATCGTAAGTAGGGTTTCCACCTGAGTCCTCTCCAAACTTGTCTATAACTGTTTTGTTGCTGTGACTATGTTTTTTTGATACCGCATCAGCTAAGTCGGTTTCCGTCTGAGTATAGGTGTCGAGTAAGGCTTTATTGCTATGCGCGTGTTTCTTACTTACTGCGTCCGCTAAATCTGTTTCGGTCTGTGTGTAAGTATCAAGTAAAGCCTTGTTTGAATGGCTATGCTTCTTCGACACCGCATCGGCAAGGTCTGTCTCGGACTGTGCATAGGTATCAAGTAACGCTTTATTTGAGTGCGTATGGTCGTCTGCTACCGCCTGTGCTAAATCCGCATCTGTCTGCGTGTAGGTGTCGAGCAAAGCCTTGTTTGCATGGGTATGTGCGTCTGCTATTGCTGTACCAGCACTTACTTCAAGAGTCGCAAGGTCGCCCGATACCGAATTGACAATTCCCTGAACCGTAGTTCCCGTTCTTCCAGGAGGAGCTACCGCACCAATATTACCCGCACTTGTAGAAGCTTCGAGTTCATCCATAAGGTTGTTGACCGCCGGAGCTACTATCTGTTTTGCCGGTGCGTCAAATTCCTCTTTCAGTGCTATTGCAGATATCTGCGGTTGGTTGGGGAGCGTTGTCGCTCCCCTTGAATTGATTTGCGAATTACTGATTCTTGTAAATCCCATATCTTTACCCCTTATAATTTCCACTCTCGATGTATTCAAGAGCTAGATCAATTAAACCGAACGGCTCATTAAGTCTTCCGTTCTCTACTCTGAAACGAGCTTTATCTACCTTCTTTACTCTTACCTTTGTATGAACTACCTTCTCTGACCTATCCGTGCTGAACGAGAATGCCTCAAAGTCAACATTCTCAAAGTCAAAGGTAAGTCCAGCTGTCCTGTCTTCCTTAATGAACGTCCATGCCCCTAACTTCTCAGACCAAAGAGCAACTGACGTCCTGAGTGCTTTCATCATTCGGATTGCAAAGTATCTGAATGTCTTGTTCTTATAAAACAGTTTGCCGTCAAGGTCAGGCGTTTCCCAACAACAGTAAATTTCTTTGCCGTCATCGTTGAAAGTTTCGGGGTCTTCAATGTCGGTTTTGAAGAAACATACCTTTCCGTCACCCGTTCCGAACCACAAAGCATCTTCATCTGTCCATAAGCAAACTGCCGGTACGTCTTTACAATGGAATCCAACGTACTGTCTTGTCGCATACGGCTCTGATTTATCCGTTCTTGTCGCCTGTAATCCATCAAGAATGTATAGCTGGTTATTTATCGCCAACACATACATATCATTGAATGTTGTCGCAACAGCATCTTCGAGGTTGTTTTCTTTTGTCAGCGCCCCGTTGAGGTAGAACGAACGATTCTGTGAGTATTTCTCGCCCGTGATATCCTGTGCCGTGATAGCATAAACACCTGACTTTGTAAGGAACAACGGCTCTGTCTGTAAATAACCAAAGGCGTAAGGTGCTATAACCCCATTACCCTGTAAGGTGTTTATCAGTTTAAAGGCTGGTTCTGAGATTTCATACGTTTGATCTCCGTATGTTTTCTGCGATACAACCAAATCACCCTCGCGGATAAATACCGACTGTGATGTATCGAATCCGTCCTTAAATGCTGCAAGGTAGTTATTAACAAGCGCATATCCGACAATAGCCGACTGTTCTGAACCCAGTGCCGAGTAACCGGTGTCAGGGAAATATGTAGGATCAAACTGTTCTGAGTAAAAATCCCAGTTAGGATAATCGGGATTGCCCGTCAAAAATAGGCGGTCTTCTGCACCGCCTACACCAAACAATGTTCCGTTCGTACACTTTGTTACTCGTTCTCTGTAACCAGGTACGGTTCTATAAGCTAGAATCTTTACATTATCTTCGCCTGTTATCGGGGGCGTTGGAACGGCACTAAAGAAAGAAACCATGCCTATTCCACGATTGACATTAAAGTCTGTCCCCTCAACCTTCTCTTGCCATACCCCATTAGAATCCATTACCCACGCTTTTACCAGTGTGGAATCAAGGTTTCCAAATGACAAATGGTAATTGAGGACATCGCCATAAAATGTTTCGTAAAATCCCGGCTGTAACATATTCAAAGGTTCATATGCTACTCCACCGCCTGTCGGGGATTTTGCTATGGTAAGTGTCGGGATATATCCGTTTTCTTCTCCGATGGGTTGTACTGTTTCATCGCCTATTGCGTATGAATATATATCTTTTCCGTCTAGAAGAAAGAGCTTCTGATTGAACTGCCATGACTTTGACAAATGCTGATTTGCACTTGAATAAACCTTCGTAAAGTCTTTTGAGTTTGAAGCCCTTAAATAAAAATCTGTTCCTACATGGTATATGTACCATTTAGGCGATATATCATAAGAAGAACGTGGTGTTACCTCGTTGACCTGTATGTCGGAAATGTACGTCCAGCACATCCCGCCTCCACTATTAAACTTGTAAACAATGCCTATCTTGTTTATATAGTCGGTTGCAGAAACACCACTGGAAACATAACAATCAATTTGCTTACTTTTGTAATGCTCGTTTGATTCGTCTATCTTAATTGCATAATCTGGAGAAGGAGCTTCATTAACTAACCATACCTCGACTTTATTAAGGTCGGTATTGAACGATGCTGTATGAAGGTTAAATGATATATGTACGAATCCTTCTACCTTTGATGTTGCATCTTCAATCTGAAATCTTTTGTCTAGTTCATGTGTAGTTGAATCTGCGGAATCCGAACTGTCATATGATGTAGATGTAGCATAGTTCTGTGAGCCAACAAGATATACGTCTTCTATGTGAAACGTCTCTCCATTGTCTTCGGGTGCAACTGACCAATCATACGTTGTTTGGTCTACCTGATACATTATGGAAAGACACTTGATTTCGAGTGTCGATGTGCCGTCACTCAAAATTTTTACGTCCTTGCTATATCCCATGCTGGATTTAGCGTTCGCGCTAAAATGCTCCGTAGTAGAGGTTGCCGTGAGTTTTCCAAAAGTCGCACCGCCACCCCATATAGTAACGTCATCGCCCGTAAGTCTATAATCAAGCTCTATATAGAGCCTTGTCCCGGGATATATAAACTCACCTAAATCCTTTATATCTTGCCATGATGTAGTTACGTTATAGGTTTCAAAAGAGTTTGTTGTTAATAAAACTCTGTTGACATTTACTACTCTGTTACCTTCAAACGTTCCCGTCTTTCCAATATGAACGCCATATACAGGGTCATTGTTGGCTCTTTCAACAAAGTAATTAGGTGCGGGTGTCCACTTATAAGAAGCATCTTTCCCGTACATAACAGACATATTTTTGATAAAAATATCCTGTTCATCAAACGTCCAAACGGAAATGTTCGTAACTCCGTCAGTTGATGTCATATTACGCACATAACTAAAATGTGCCCATTCCCCATCAGACGACGGAACTTCAATAGTGTTTGTGCTTATCCAAAAGCGAGACGTACACTTATAATCAAACTCATAGTAAACGTCATAGGCGTTCCCGTCTTTGCTACGAATCTGACGAGCCATATCGAGTATCTTAACCCACTTGCCAGTATCGTCCGCACCAAATACGAAATCCTGTTCAACAGACGATGTGCCTTTGACGCAGTTTACATTGACATCTTTACCAAAGATAACGTCCTTTGTATATCCAGTACGCTTACGCACTTTGCCCGGCACGAAACGTACCATGTTATCAGCGTTGGGACTTCTTGTTTCATCAATGCTCGATCCTGAATTAGTCAGATCGACACCGAGAAACGTGTCCATATTAAATATGCTTCTTTTCGGACTAGCCGGAACTTTGAAAGAAACAGCCATTAAATCCACCCACTTGCGCTTGTAAATTCTTCAAATGCCGAAAGGTTGGCACTATTTACAAGACGTTCAAAACCAACTTCAAACTCATTTCTGTATGCCGTAGCTATACCGTTATCATCGTCCTTATAAAGCTGAGAAGCCATATATAAGGGCAATAAAGCGTACACTTCGGGGTCGATAGGTAACTCGTATGTATCGTCCGTGTCCATCGTTAATTCTTCGGGATAAGCACGATAATAGATAGTAAAAGACCCTACCATGTCCCTATCTAATACGAGTGTCTTTGTGCCTTCTTGATAAAAGTCTGAGGTTTGAAGATATTTCTGATAAGCTCCCTCAAAGTAAATTCCCTGAGGGTCAATCATAAAGAAGTCGGGAGCAATCGCTTTCATATCGTACTTAACCTTATCGGTAAAGGGCGGTACGTCGTCAATGCTATCGAAAGTCTCTCTGTATATGGCGCAGTTCTTTAACGCCATCGGATATGATGTTGTGAACGTGAATAAAACGGGTTTCCTATCTGTATTAGTGAATACACCCTTGTAAACCTTGTAAGTCTTCTCATCAAGGGTAATCGTATCAATAACTGTCCCGTCAATAGAAATCTCACACGTACCGAGTCCCGAACACTCAAAATAGTATGACTGTCCATCGTCGGTCTGATATGAGTATGTATCTGAGAACTCATGAATGTTATTAGCGGTTTCGTCAGGTATGATATTAGGTATGTCCATCTGCGTTATCTTCGCTTCTTTTGTGATGAACTTTCCAGCCGTTGCCAAAAGCGCCAAACCTTCATTCGCACAATGCGGCATAGCGTAAAGATATCCAGCCGTGGATTCGTCATTGACAACAACATTATCCGCCGCAAACATCTTCTGTAAAACGGCTAATTTCAAATCATACCATGTACTCATTATTAACCCTCTAATCTTGCGATCAAGTCCTCTTTCTTTCCTGTCGCGTCAAGTCCTCTTTCTGCACAAAGTTTCTTCAACTGTGCATACGGCATCGAAAGATAATCGTTATCTTCCTTTGTTTCGGCTTTTGGTTGCTCGACATCAGTAAAGGATGGGGAACTTGTCCCCACCCTTTTGCTGTTGTAATAATCGCCGACAACCTCTAAAACTTCATAGGTAAATCCGTAGTATTCGTACTTATCTCCTACTTTTAGTCCTTTTGGTATCATGCGATTTCCCCCTTACAGAGTTGTTCCAACTGATGCGCCACCCATGATGAACGGCTGCCATGCATAGAATCCGGAGCTGAAACGTGTATATCCTGACCACTTGAGGTTTCTGCTGTTGATGTCAACCTCGTTAGCAACGTCAAGAGGAACACGATCGAAGAACATTGAACCATTGAGTTCTCTGTTTGCCTCGGAAGACATGAGAATGAACGGCTCGCTTCCAGCTGCAGCGTTTGCTGCCCATCTGTGATCAACAACGAGTTTCCAGTTACCTTCCTGGGTGTTGATATCGTTGTTGTTTGTTCCAGGACGAAGTCTTGAATGGATGATCGTCTGAACAAGGTCTTCAAGTCTCCAAGCATCACCGGGGATGATGATTGTATCGAATGTGTAACCCATTACGTTACCGCTCTGATTCTTGAAGTTACGTCCGATGTTAGCAAGTCTGTAAAGCATTGTTGCATCGTTTCCGAAGAAGTTTGTGAATACGTTTGACTGTGTAGCAACGCCGGTCTTCTTGCCAAGATGATCTGTAGCGAAAAGTCCCTTGCCGTCGCCCGTTGTCTTATCGTATGCCTTGCCTTCGTATGTGAAGGTTGTGCCTTCTGCTACAAGACAGTCAGAAGCAAACTGAGCTCTTGACCTCTTATATGCACGAACGAAGTTTGCAGCAGCAGTCTTCATCATGTCGATGTTGCCATCGTCCTTTGCTTCTCTTGTGCAGATGAATCCTTTGATGAACTGCGTATGCTCGATGAGCTTTGAGAATCCCATCTGAATATCGTCCTGAATGGCGTTGTCGCCTTCGGTTACTTCCTGGAAGTTACCAAACTCGGTCATGCTACCCTGTTTCTCACCAAACTTCTTGGAAGACTTAACATTGTAAAGAGCCTTTACAAGTTCGTCGTCCTTGTTCTTTTCTGTATCTGTGTCCTGGATAACCATTGAAAGCTCGGTATCAATGACTTTCCAAGCCTCGTCATTGAGGCCGCCATGCTTACTAAATGTTACTGCCATAGTCTTTTTCCCCCTTTAATTAAATGAATCTACCAACAACCTTAGAGCCTGAAGCTCCGCCAGGTGTAAGAAGCTGGAATACTCCACTAGCCGTCGTAGCCGTTGCAAGTTCGCCTGTCGTTGTAACTTTGTTACCGGGCTTGAGACCTGATCCTGATGCTGAAAGGAATGTCATGTACTCGTCCTCAGGGAATACAACCTGAACTGCGAGAACATCACCAGTCTTTGCAGTGATCGACTTGCCTGTGTAAACGTACTCGGGCTTACCCGTTGTAGCTGCTGCTGCTCCATTTACAAGGTTAAGAAGGCAGCCGTGATTATAAGTAGTGCCGTTTGATGCCGGAATCTCCTTCTCAACAGGAGATGCACTGTTTTCCGACCTAAGAAATTCAAATGCCATATCTTTTTCCCCCTTAATTTAGGTGTAGTTTACTTGCGACTGATTTATACAGTTCGCGTATCTGTTTCTCTGTCTTCCCGTCTTCTTTCCAACGAGCCATGATGTCTTTCGGAACATCAACCATGTCATCTTCTGTAGCCACATTCTGTGACTGAGTAGCCAAATGATCTTTTCCTCTCATCTGATTGATAGCCTGTTGTCTTGCCGCTTCGTTTGTGTGCTGCATAAAATTGTCAAAGTTGACCATCTTGTATGCATCCACAAGAGAAGCCCCTCGCTCTACACGAGCAAGTATCTCGGGAAAGTTAGGTAAGTTTGCCAAGTCTTGCATACTCTTTATGCTTGAGTCATACTTTGTTATCTCGGCAAAATCCCTTTGTAACTGGGCATCGGCGTTCATCATCTTGTTCTGTTCGATGACTTGCTGTGCTTGCATTACAACGGGGTTGGACGCAATCATGCGTTCAATTATCTGAGGATCAACGCCCTTTTCCTGTAACTCCTGTTCGTTTGCCTGTCTCTGCTGGATTGCAAGAGCATCAAGGTAATCGTGGACATTCGTTATGGGTTGACCCGTTGTGGGGTGTGTAACCCCCTGGCACATAGCTGCGACTTGCTGATTCAGACCATTAAGCTGGTTATCATACCTACGCCTAGCGTCTTCCTCTGCCCTACGTCTTATTGCAGCGTATCGTGCGTTCTCCTCTGCGGTCTGCTCATGCGGCTCGTCGTCTCCGTTCTCTGCGACTGTTTCTTCGCTTTCCGTTTCGGTTTCTTCCTGAGGCTCGGCGGTTGCCTCTACTTCGTTTTCGCCTGACTCTGCGACTTCTTCATCTGCGAACATCTGTAAGTCAAGAGTGAGAAGATTTTTCTTTTCCATATTCAATTTTCCTTTCTGATTTTTGCGCTGTTCATGCGAATCTATGCACTAAAAAAGCACCTCTATGGGTGCTTTCTTTAGCCTATAGGTAATTCACTTCGGACTGTTTTGACTACTGTTTCAAAGTTTTCACAGTCCTTATTCAAGCAACTGACTTCTTGCTCGATGAAAAGTTTTGTGGGTACATCGGGCGTATTGTCATTTTCTAGTACATTACGCGACCGGGTAATTCGCATCTGCACTCGGCATTTCGGGCATTCCATTCGGTATTCCTCCCATTTGTTCCATCATCTGTTGCTGTTGCTGTTGTTCAGCCAACATCATCTCTATCTGGCTGAGAACATCACCGGCATTCGGATAATGGTTCTTTTCCATCAGTGACCAATACAGTCTCATTGTTTCCAATGAGCCTAACTGACCAAATGCACCGCTCTGGAGTTTCATGTCTATCTGTTGCCACATCGCTTCACGATTCGCCATCATGGTTGATGTAGGATCGGTTTCAAACATGAACTCATCGTTCCAATAATATTGACCGGCTGAGTCTTGCTTTATAAAATCGGACTTATCGAGGACTGCAAAATCCTGTTGTCCGTTTATCCCACTGCCCGTAATCGGCATCGGGTCGTCAGAATATGCCAACCAAAACTTAAACATCATCTCGTAGAGTTTTGCGTAAGCGTCATTCTTCATGACTCTCTTGGACTCAAGACGTCCGGCAGCCTGGTTGATTGAATACTGTTTAGCAGTACCCGAAACGGCTGATGGGTCATATTTACCCTGGAAGGCATCAGTAATACCCAAAGTCGAACGGGCATCTTCATAAGCCTGATGTATCATCTGCATATCCTGTTGGATATTTACTTGCATATTCAGAATGTCAATCATCGACTTCTGCTGGGGATCATCAAGACGCGCTATTTTAAGTTCCTTGTCCGTTGTTTCGACTTTTACGCCTCTAGGCAAGGTAACTATCGAACCGCCCTTCAAAGTCTTCTCGGCAGCCCTAGAACCCACTTTTTTGATAAGGTCTTGCTGGTCTTCGATGACTTTTACATCTGAGAATCCCAAAAGGGAATTTGACCTTGATACGTTCTTTCTGACTATAAGAGGGAAACAATTAGGCTTGTAGTAGTCGATCGTGATGACTTCCTCTGCCATGACTTGCATCGGCTCACCCGTCATGGGATCAATTCCCGACTCTCTCATTAAAGGTATGGATATCTCCTGAATTTCATCGGGAGTCTCTTCAAACTTCTTAGAACCACATACAGGACAGACTTTTTCTTCTGTGACATATCCGCACTCTTTACATTTTCTTGTGATTCGTGCCTGATAGTCGTCAAGGTCTTCAAGGGTATAGTCATCACACCACACGAAACGACCTATTTTGCCGTCATTCTTATAGTAGACAGTATTTACTGTGACTATGTCTGTATCGAGTCCGTTTTCGCCCTCTGCACCCCTTATATCCTTGTATTCCTCATGTGCATCCTCAACATCAACGTGGTACTTCTTCTTGACCGCATCTTTTGTCTGAGAGGTCAGAACGAAGATATAATCCATTTTTTCTATTTCAGAAACACCGGGCTGAGGTATTATCTGTCTCGGGAGCATTTCCTTAACATCCACATCACCATAGGTGGAGTGCAGACCTAAGTTGTTGTTCCATTCGACTATGAAAAAGTCCCCGCCTTGAACGGGAACTATTCTTTCCATCTGATCGTTTATGATGGACAGCCTTAACATTTTGACTTTATTAACGAGAGCTTTCTCGATAGACCTTGCTAATTCCTCGTCACCTTCATGAAGAGCAGTGACTTTCGGCATGGGGATTGAGGAATCAACCTGGGATTCTATCAATTCATAGGCAATATTACGGACATTGACCGATACATCCTTGGCTGCAATGTTGGTATTCGGATTGCCGTTCACTTCCCGAGTCCCTTCGTAGACAGCCTGGTTCTTGCTTATCTCCTTGAGTACACTTGAATATGCTATCCTTGCGTTTTCAAGTTTGCCACGCCACTTGTCTCTCTTTTTGTCTTCGGGTGTCGGTGCTACTGTCTTTTTGACCTTATCCATTACACGTTTTAACCTCATACCGGCTCTCCGTACTTCGCCAATAGGTACTCTCTATCTTCTGCACTCGCATTCTCGATGTCCTCAAGAATGGATGAATGCTGTCTTGTTTCTATCGTTTCGTAGTCAATTTCGGGGGATCGTACCCACCATACGCAGAATGACCTTAATGAGTCCACATCATGGGTTAAATCATGTGGGTCTTTAGCGTATATATTGGGTCTTTTCTTGTCTTTCTGTATTTTCTGCAAACATCGGAGCAGATTCGGGGCGCACCCGTCTAAAATGGTCAATTTGGGGTGTTTGTCGACCACTTTTAACCACTCTTTCATGGATGCACAACCCGCAGGGAGGTCTCTGCTCGTTTTTGTAAGGGTGATTCCGTTTTCAGAGAAGATTATCGCCCTCGATTTACCCGTTTCTTGGGATCGACTCCACAAGTCGGACGGTGCTAACCAGTATTCTATCTTCTCATCGCCACTCATCGACCTTAAAATGTCACAAGCGGCGCCTATTGTCTTATCAGGAGCGTCATATTCTCGGTAAACCTGGGCATTTCCCTTGGTGTCTACCTGTATCCAATGAGCAGAAAGCATATCAAGACCATAGTCAAGACACACATATCTCCTTAATTTGCCCTCAAGTTCCTTATCAACAACGTGTGTTTCCCTTTTTACCTCGGGGAAGTAAGAGCCTCCCGGCACAGTCAAGGCTTCCTCCACCGTTGCCGGGTACTCTTGTGTTATCATATCCCCCATAGTACGCTTGGTTTGCTGATACCACATATCGTCTCTTCTAGGGTCTGCGTACCACGGAATGAATATCTTATTAAATCCGTTGTCGGGATCGGTAAATACTTGCTCAAAGAACGAGCCACGCTCTATTGTGGATAATCCGACTACCTGACCGCCACTTGGACGGTTGATCGTCGGAAAACCGGCTTTCCATATATCCTCTGCGAATTGCTGGAACGCCCACTCGTCAAAGATTATTAAATCCGCCGTGAACGATCTAGCCGCATTGGGCGAACTAGGGAAGCATTTGAATACAGAATCAGGTAGGTTGGGGAAATGAATCGTAAGAATGAGGGAAGTGTTTTCCCATGTAGCATTTACCCAGTTTATCGGCTGATCGTTCTTTGGCGCAAATAACTCACGCATATTGTCAAGGATGACTGACATCCTGCGAACTAACTCTTGAGCCTCGTCTTCTGTTCTTGAAAGACCGATGACTGTACGCCCCGGATTAAGCATCTTCCAAAGCGCATAGTGAAGTACAAGCCATGTGATGCCTAACTGTCTCGCTTTTAGTATCACATTCAGCTTGTTGTCTCTAAACTGTCGCAGAGCCGACCTCTGTTCCTCCCAAAGGTCAAAAGGCTGTACCAAAACCTCTGCGTCCTTGTCCTCTATATGCCCATATTTCTCGACAAAGTATTCGAGATGTGTCCGGCAGTATTGGACTTCTATTTCCCTTAATTCACTCGGTTTATATTCTGCTAATTCCATAAAATTTTAAAAGAGCCGCCCATTGCTGACGACTCTTTCGTTGAGGAGAAGTTTTGCCATATGTCAAAATTTCCTATATCACAATACGATAAAACTTTATCTAATTCTATCAAGTAAAAAGAATTTTTTAAATTTTTGCGTATTCGTCAAGAGCCATCTTATATACTTCGTATGTCCATTGGTATGACCTGTCCATTGCCTCCGCTACCTCCTCAAAGGTCTTATCCTGGAAATAATAAAGGATCAATACCGTTCTGAAACTTACTCTCTTTATCTGCTCCACCTTATTGAGGCAGCCATTCTTGTAATCAAGATGTTTTATGAGCATCTTACATAGCTTCGCCCGGTATTCCTCCATCTTTATCGTGGCTTCTTCAATCCTGTTCCTCGGTGTGCCGGTTATCTTGTCCCCCTCATAATTGGGAGTCATCTTGGTTGCCACAGCCATTAGTCGCTCTATCTCTTCTTCAATCGACCTGATCTGTGACTCCATGTCCTTAATCGGTCTTAATTCCCTTTTGGCTTCTTCCCTCGTCATCTTTCCCCTTCCCAAAGAATTCTATCTTGCATCGCTCATCGCTCTGGTACACTAAATACTCCAACTCGCTTATCAAGGATCGAACTATCTTCATCTCCTTGTGCAAGTCCCTTATTATGTTCAACGCATCTGAATGCTCGTCCTTAATCTTCATTTCGTATAACCTTTGATACCGTTACTTCCCAATCGTTATCTGAATCTATATAAACCACCGTCAATCTCGGCCGCCTCGTCAGATCGTCCCTCGTGATGTTCACAAATGTCTCCTCATCCGTAAATGGATATTCGTCTCTCATCTGTGCTATCGTTTTGATTAAGTCTGTTAACCTTACCATCCTCATTCCTTTCTTCGCCGTAAGGCGAACGATTTTGTAAACTTTTTAGCCTTATTTTCCTAATTCTTGCTATAAATCCTTATACTACCTCGGAAATTTTTGCACTTTTCTCCTAATTCTTGCTATTTACTTTAGCCCACTAAAGCGACTTTATTTTTATATAAAATTTGCTGGCGCGATAGAGGTTTCCTTGCGTTCCGGGTGCGCGTCCCAATGGGGAGGGGTGGCTTGCAGCTCCGTACCAGGCGGATCGCTTCCGAATTAATACACGTACGTGTGTGAGTGTGTACATACGGATGCATCATTGCAAATTATTGCTATCATCTAGAGCCTCAAGCCGTGACCGAATATCCGCAAAGCCTCTATTTATAAGGGTTTCAGGGCTTTTCCATCTGTGCGTGAAACATCTCTTTAACGAATAGTTGACTATACAGAAAGTCCTGGAAGTCCCTATTTATCGGTGTTTTCCGATGTTATGTCTCTTACTACCTCTAATCGATCTCCGTCCTCCAACCTTGCGGAGATGCTCTTCAATAATTCTCTATCGCTCTCCGTCATGACGTTATCGGATATCTCCACCTTATCTGTCGGTTTATCTCCGTGAGTATCCCTAATTAACTCATACGCTTTCATGTTCCCTCCAATTGCTTTCCCAATTGCCACAATTTGAATCAAGTCATAGATTGTCATGTTGGGATTGTCTCGTTTGATTCTTTCTATTATCTCCGTGGGAACGTCCGCACTCTCCAAGATCTCGTCACTTACCTTGATGGTTAGTATCTTCTCTAATGATTCCTTTGCACTCTTCTTTTCTCCGTGCAATTGCATCATTGCTTGATGTCCTTTTCTCCGTATCTCCAATTGTTCCTCTATAGGACGTGTGTTAATTGGAATCCTTTTCTCAAGGTTTAACCATCCCTTTTCACTTCCTATGGGTTCAACGTCTCCATCTATCACTTGTTGATATCTTGTCTTCTCTTTCATATCTCCCATATTGGAACAAAAAACCCCATACAACCATCAATTTAAAAATTTTTTTGTGTCCGCAAATCCGCTCCGGCAGAGGCTTTCCGCAATTTTCGACATCCTGGTCTCAAACTTTTTTAAATTTATTGCTTGACATTTTGTAAAGCCATGTGTTAACATACAACCATCACAAACAAACACGCACTTTTTCACGGAGGTTTTAACCATGACATTTACACTTAAGAACAAAGAGCTCGACAACGGATACTACATCAACATAGAACAAGAGAAGTTTTCATCTGCTTACAGAGTCAACATGATTGACAAGTTCGGACGGATTGAAAGATCGAACATATACGGAGACATGGACAAGGCAAAGAGATGCTTTTATTCCTACATAAGTCAAGCAAAAAAATTTTAACCACATTGTAAAGCCATACATTAACAAGGAGGAGAAGACATGAAAGTAACTATTAGCAAAGGCAATTCAAAGATGGGAGCAATTCCCTCGGTATCATTACCACCTATTGTAACTTGTAAACATTGTGAGTCTTGTGCAAAGAAGTGCTATGCTGCAAAGCTCTGTCGGATATATCCGAGTGTCAAGGCATCATATGACCGCAACATGGCAATTCTCACCGAGTCAAGGGATGCATACTTCACACAAGTGAAAGCATCCGCCATGATGTCAAGATATTTTAGGTTTCATGTGAGCGGAGATATCGTCGATCTCGATTATCTTGATAGGATGGTTAAACTCGTCCGAGAGTGCAAAGGGACAGACTTCCTGGTCTTCACTAAAAATTATGAGGACGTCAACGAGTACTTTGCAAAGCATCGGAAACCGAGGAACTTGCACTTGATAATGTCACTCCCTTTTGACGGAGCGGAGATTGACAATCCCCACAATATGCCGACGGCTGCCGTAATTCTCAAGGGAAATGATCCCAAACCGAGCTATAAAGTGTGCGGAGGCAATTGCACGGAGTGCGCTTGTAGAGGGGTCGGATGTTGGGAGCTCAAAAAGGGTGAGACTATAGCATTCAGAGAACATTAATTCGGAGGAGGGTTTTATCCCTCCCCCACCAAACAAGAGGAGGACATACCATGTCAAGAGAAAACATCAATGAGATTATGAGACAGATCGCGGAGTATAGCCGTATTCAGGAGGAGACGTCCGCCATATTGGACGGACTCAAGGACAAGCTCAAGGATTACATGACATCCGAGCATATCGACACTTTGACCGGTGAGGAACACAAGGCAACCTATAAAGAGGTTACATCCTCTAGAGTCGACACTAAGGCACTCAAGAAAGAGCTCCCTGACGTTGCGGATCGCTACACAACAACCACAACAACTATGAGATTCACGTTTGCATAAACTTTTTTGAAATTTTGTAAACTTATGGGTTGACATCTTCAAATCATCGTGGTAGTATATAGTCAACTCATAGGTTTACAGATAGGAGGACGATATGACAATAAGAGACCTTTTTGAAAGTTTGGATGTTGACTCATCCATGATATTAAGACTCATTATCGACAACATGAACTACACGGACGTGATCGCAACATGGGACAACCTAGACGAGTACAAGGATGCATCAATCATGTGCATAGTCCCTCAGGACGGAAAATTGATTGTAGAACTAGCATAAGGAGGTTCGGACATGAAAGTATTTTTAGGAGAGCTTGAAAGATTTGGATATACCCTCACTTGCGTGGGGAAGACCGAGGAGGAATGCATCAAGGCATTGATGAAAGAATACACAAGAGCATACAAGCAACGCAACGAGGGGTTGACACCTGGAAAGTGCTTTTCCCATGATGATGAAAGAAGTGATTATGCGATTGCTAAAGAGGAAATATATGTGCGTGAACTCTCGACCGGTGAGGTTGAGTGGAATTAGAGGAGGAATTAACCATGAGGAGATATACGATAATAGATTCAAGTTTTGGAGATATGCCGATAGCCGGCTACATTACGGAGATTATGCAGAAAGTAGCAAGTTTTGACGGATGGAATGTTCTGGACTTTGCGAAAGCACTCGATCTGTATGCGAGTCCTTTGGATGATGAGGATGGGGAGGTTTTCATAGTGCTACACGGAAACTTCAATGACAAGTGGGGAGAACTTGTGCATCGGTTCTTCACGAGTGAGGCGGACTTTGAAAACTCAATCGACATTGATGACTATGAACCCTCAGAGCCTGGCGCCCTCTTCTCTCGTCATAATTCCCTTGTATTCCGATTATTCGGACATGACGAGGAGTACGGACTTGAAGAGCTTGAGATCATTTTCTAGGAGGATAAAACCATGATGAGCAGAGAGACATTATTTGAGAGGATGTATAACGAGGTTTGCGATCCTTGGACACTTACCGAGGACGAGAAAGAACAAGAGCGGACAATCTTTTATGAGGCACTTGATAGCGGAGACATTGGGGACTATGTCAGATCGCTTGAAGAGACCAGGGATTGTGTCTGCCGACCCTATGGTGTGCATGGATGTTATGACTTTGAGGAAATGCGGAAATTTGATTGCCTAATTGAAGAGCTCAAGGATGCATCCGCCAAGACAGAAACCAAAATAGTTGAATATTATAGCGGAAATGGTGACATTACGTTCCTTATGAGAGAGATCTGGGACGGAGAAAACCCGGTCGAGAGTGAAGTTGTAGGGTTTTATTACGGAAGACCGAATAAAGCGGATACAGAATACTTCAAGGACAAAGGGGTTAAGGCAACGTATATAAGACAAGAATAGGAGAACGAACATGAAGAGAATAATCTATAAAGAAGACGCATTTGGTGAAAAGAAATATGTGTTGATTGAAGAGTACAAGGGATGCGGTATATATCAACATAAGACACCCACGGGGTATCTAGTCCATCAAGATTGGCTTATATCCTTTGGCGATGATAAGGCAATTATTTGTCAATCATACAACAATATGTGTAAAGAGGAACTCCTGGATGCGATAGACGAATATGCAGAGTTTGGCAAGTTTGGGTTTATGACAATCAAGAAAGGCAACAATTACATCATACACAATAGTGGAAAAGTAGAGATTTAGGAGGAGAACGATATGGATAAAGCATATGAATTATATCAAGATATTCTTATAGGGAGTATGGAGTACACGGTACAAGACAACATCTTAATCCTCACGGGATATTATAGCGGAAAGTCCGTAAGTATCGATCTTACGGCAATCGATGAGGATATGTTCGAAACAATATGTGTTGATTCAGACGAAATGTGAGGAGGGAACAACTATGAATAATACCAAGGGGAACTTAAAGATGTATCACGGACAGGCAGAATGCGACATATTCGCAAAGGTGCCGGATTTATCGGAGCGGATCATTAGAACCACGATGAAAGAGATTAAGGCAGCCTACGACGAGTTTATGGAAGAACTCTTGATGGAGTCACAGGAAGCGTATTGAAAGGAGAATGACATGGCAGAACATTGGTTGGCAGAAGCATCTTACGAAGACGGTTACGAAATTGAAAAGGTATTTCCTTACACCGCAAACGGCAACTACTCGAAGGAATGCAAGGAAGAGCATGAAATCGAATGTTGGTTGGCGAGTCTGGCAGACGAACACGGTTCATGGACGAGTTTTAACGTGGTATATCAAGCAGAATAGATAGGAGGGAATCATGGCAAAGATCAGGAAAGTCTTGCAGATGACATCAAGACGAGGATGCACCTATAAAGTGTTTTATGAGAGCGGTCGCAATTACGTTTATAGCATCCAAGCCAACCTACCATTGACGGTACTCAAATGGCTTCTTGATGCGGAGGTCATGAAGACGGTATGGCTTGAGAACTTGGATGGAGAGATTAAGAAGTACGAAACTTACATGAAGGAGGAATCATGAAGATATATTTTATAGGCAGTGAGAGGCAGAGAGACATAGCGGCATATATCCAGGAGCGGAAAGCTACATCGGTGGCGGAAATAACCGATAAATTCGATGTGACGGAACGAACAATCCGGTCGGACTTGAAATCCCTTCGGAGAGTCCTCCCTATTGAGGTTAGGCAAGGCAGATACGGAGGCGGAGTCTTTTGGGTCGGATTGGAAGATGAGGAGGTTGTAGAGTTTAGATGAGGGAGATATTACTCTCCCTCAAAAACCCTAGAACCGATGTGACCGAGCTTAACATCCCGGTCCGCAAAGGTATAAAATCCACATTTCCTAGCTCTTAAACAGAATGCGATATCCTCTCCGACTCCCTTGAACGGCTCAAACAGACTTCCGTAATACTTGAACATGGTCTTGAGGACGGATGTCTTGACTAGGCAGAAACCAAAACCGCATCCCTCTACGCGCCCAAAACCGCTTTTCGCATCATCATGGATGAGCTTGGGGTCTCTGGATGGGAACTTCCGTCTCGTAATGATCTTGGAGTAAAGGACATTCTTGTTCTCCCCTCTTCTTGTAACGTAAAGTCCAGAACATATTCCAACCTTATGGGAGAGCAGCCTTTCAAGGTCTTCAGGATTAAATATCATATCTGAATCCACATATAGGACATAATCATAATCTTCCTTGACGGCGACCTTTGCTATGATATCTCTGGAGTCATATACTAGCGATCCCTCAATAAGCAATGGCTCAACCTCACCTTTCTTTACTGTACGCAACAGACTTCCGATGGTCTGCACCGGCACCGCTCCCGTTGTCGGCATACCGAGTAATATCCTCATTTCTTTTCTCCTATCTTGACGTTAATCTTCTTTGCCAGGGCATAAAGTCTTGCCTCTTTTTCTGTTTTTGACATCTTTGGCGGTTTTAATAATTCCTCGTCCGTATGTATCATTTTTAGCCTTATATAGTTTTTCTTCATCGTCTTTTCTCCATTTCTTACAACAATAAATCCAGCCACCGATAACGCTTGTGAAATACAGAACAGCCACAATAAGTACGTCTGTATCATTCATTTCAAAGAACTTCCTCATCATTTCTGCCATATTCTTCTAACCTCTCTGCCGCTTCTAACAAGTACGCCTTTTCATCTTCTGTCGGGCAAATTCCCGTTGAACACATCGCCCGTAGTATTGCCGCGAGTGTTTCGTTTGATAGTTCTTTTGGCTTCATACTCCCGTTCCCCCTTTGTGTATCTGTCGATAATCTGCAAAATCTCGGCTTTAACTTCCATCGGTGTCCTTAATTCATTTGTTATTACTGATATACAGAATACTTTTTCTATCTCATCTCTTATCTGCTCTATGTCGCATACTGTCGCATTGTCGGGTATAGGTGTGCCGTTCTTTATCAATTCAAGCAAATCATAAGGACTATATATCGCATCAAACGTATTTTTCTTTGCGCTCTCATAAACTTCTTCGTCTATCTCAATTACTATCTGCATCGCTACTCTCCTTATCTGCCCATTTACAAGCAATATCCTTTTGAGCATCATCTTTGTCTATTCGCACTGTTTTTCGTTTATGGTTACGACTATCGCAAAAATGAGTACCACCAACATATGAATGATATTTACAATCTTTACACCTCATTCGTTCTCACTCCTTTCGATAGAACGATATAAACTCCCGTTTTCTCGTCTGTTGTGTGAATGTCTATTTGTCGCAATTCATCACTTCTAATGTCCCTTAAATCGCCTAAATAAGCGGTTTCATCT